TAAACGTATTTTGGAATGTTGTAAGTGAAGACACAAATACATTTACAGGAAATTTCCAATCAACAGACGGAACTGGATATAATGTTGGCACATTTACAACAAACAGTTTAAAATATATCGAAGCAGGCACAGCAGTTAAATTCCAAGCACCTGAAGGCTTCCACTTTATGCAAGATGGTTCGCTTATGGCAGGCGCTGCAGATCATCCAGGAAGTTCAATATACAAGTGGACAAAGGTTGTAGCGGTTGCAGGCAACGGGCTAACAGTAGGGTTGTCAGATGCACAAGGTGCTATTGCATTAGCAGACAAAATACCAAGCCTATGTAGACTTATACAAATTCGTCCTAAACTAGCAAGTAGTCTTATAGATGATGTAAAAGTAGAAATTATTGATCAAACTTTTGCATACAATGACTTTGGTTTACGTTATGATGATGTTAACAGAGTTTGGAGATTAATTAAAGCAAGTGACCTTGATAAGAGAAGTAATTTTAGTACAGGTTTTGCAGGCAATGTAAGTAACGGAAATCTTGATGCAAGTTGGTTGTTGTTATTTGAAACAAACGGCGAAACATACAAAGTAACTTACAGAGGTTTAAGATACGTATTTGAAAGTGATAGAGAAATTAAATTCTACTACGACAGTGGTGATAAAATTTATGATTCACAAACTGGTAAAACAATTAAAGACAAATTAAGTATTTTAAGTATTAATACACAGCCTGACAGCACATCACCATTTACAGATAATTTTGATTTTGATATCTTAGAGTCTTATAGAGATAAAGAAGGGTACGTAGATACTAAAAAGATAGAAATAACTTTTGCTGATAAAGATGCAGATGGTATTATTGACGACCCTGAACTATTTTTACATATTGTTGATGAAGCTACAGCACCATTAACAAAACTTATTATACACGAAAAATATTTTACAGAAGCAGGTGTTGAAGATTTTAGATATATTGATGCTTCTAATATACAAATTTTAGAATCGCAAACAGCAATACAACCGTTAAGCACATATACAAATGGACAATTATTTTACTTTAGAGATGCAGACGTATTTAAAAAGTTAAATGCAACAACACTTGAATTAGAAACTAACAGTGACTACAAAGCGTTTGTTGGTAGAGACAAGTTAAAATTCCATTATGTGCATGTTGCAGATACTAACAATAGAATAGATCCAAGTGCAAGTAATATGATTGATACATATATGCTTACAAAAACATATGATAGAAATTATAGACTTTATTTAGATGGACAACTTACACAAAAACCGTTACCACCAAGTTCGGATGAATTGTTTAGGTCCTACGGTGCTGAGCTCAATAAGATAAAATCTATTAGTGACGAAGTTGTTTACCATCCTGTGAAATACAAAGAATTATTTGGTAGTGCTGCAAAGTCAGACTTGCAAGCAACATTTAAATTAGTAAAAAATCCAGGTGTTGTACTAAACGATAATGATATTAAAACAAGATGTATTGAAGCAATTAACCAATATTTTGCTTTAGAAAATTGGGACTTTGGAGATACTTTTTACTTCCAAGAATTAGCAACTTATATTATGAACAGGATTGCTCCTGACTTAGTGAGTGTAGTAATTGTTCCAAATCAAATTACACAAGGGTTTGGAAGTTTGTTTGAAATAAGAAGCGAAGTTGATGAAATTTTTATTAATAGTGCAACTGTTGCAAATATTGAAATAATAGATCAAATTACAGCAACTAGATTAAACGCATCAGGTAACGTTGTTACTTCAAGCGAAACAACAAATACTGGTATAACAAGCTCTGCTTCGTTTACTAGTTCAAACAGTTCAAACAGCAATAGCTCAAACAACAGCGGATCAAATAGTGGAGGAAGTTACTACTAATGTCTTACGATAACGATCAGACAGACGCACCTTTGCCAGCAGGCGGAAAAGGCGATAGAAAGAGTGTAGATTTACTTCCTAAGTATTTTAGAACACAAGCAAATAAGAAAATACTTTCGAGTACAATAGACCAACTTGTACAACCTGGCACAGCAGAAAAAATAAACGGTTACATGGGCCGCAAAAATGCAAAAGCATTTAAGGCAGGTGACACGTATATTGCTGACGTTACACAACAAAGACAAGATAGACAGTTAGAACCTGCTACTGTATCTGTAGACGATTTAGGCAATGTAAACTTTTTTGCAGATTACGCCGATTATATTAACCAAGTTAAAAACTTTTCAGGTAACAACGAAGATCAAAGCAGATTAAACAGTCAAGAATATTATGCATGGAATCCAAATGTAGACTGGGACAAGTTTACAAATTTCCGTGAATATTATTGGTTACCAAACGGTCCACAAACTGTTTCAGTATTTGGAAAAACTTTAGAAGAAGTAAGCACATATACAGTTACTACAGAGGACCAAGGTGATAATGTAGTATACAAATTTTCTCCTCCGGGGTTTGAACCAAATCCTGCACTTACTTTATATAGAGGACAAACATATACATTTGAAATAGACACACCAGGACATCCGTTTTCATTCTCAACTGATAGACGTTTTGCAGACGCACCGTTTACACTTGAAAAACAAGATGACGGTAGTTATAAAGTTATATCAGGAAGTGCAGACAATGTGTCAAGCCTTTATGTACAAGGACTTACAGCAATAGATTTAGAGGGTAATGAAATTGATCCTGTAAATGTTGAAAAAGGTAGAATTACTTTTACTGTACCATTTGAAGCACCAGAGCAATTATATTACACAAGTGGTAGTGACATTAACACAAGTGGCTATATTAAAGTTTTTGATATTATTGAAAACACACAAATTGATGTAAGCGATATCATCGGTAAGAAAAACTACACAAGTTCAAACAAAGTACAATTTACTAATGGACTTAAAGTAAAATTTGCTGGTAAAGTAACTCCGGAAATATATGCTAACGATGAGTGGTATGTTGAAGGTGTTGGTACTGATATTAGATTAGTTAAAGAAAGTGATTTAGTTATACCTGCAAGTTACGTAGGTGACAAATTAGTTCCATTTGATAGCGAAGGTTTTGACAGATTGCCGTTTGGTAATGCTAGTGCGTTTGCAGGAACAAAAGATTATGTTGTTATTAACAGATCAAGTGTTGACAGAAATGCTTGGACACGTTACAATAAATGGTTCCACAAAGATGTAATTGAAAAGTCTGCAGAATACAACAACGAAGTAGCAAGCATTGATCAAAGTGGCAGAGCATCAAGGCCAATTATTGAATTTAACGCAGGACTAAAATTATTTAATTTTGGTACTCAAGCAAAAGACGATGTAGACTTAATTGATTACAAAACTACTGATGCATTTAGTACAGTAGAAGGCGGCACAGGATACAATGTAGACAATACAAATCTTGCAGACGGTATGCGTGTTATCTTTAATGCTGATACTGATAGAAATGTAAGAGGTAAAATTTACAAAGTTAACTTTATCTTAATTGACAATATTAGACAAATTAGTTTAGTAGAAGAAACTGATGCTACAGCACAAGTAAATGAAACAGTATTAATTAAAGGTGGCGACACATATAAAGGTAGACTGTTTTACTTTGATGGCACTAATTGGAAAGAGTCACAAAGAAAGATACAAGTAAACCAGCAACCATTATTTGATGTTTTTGACGAAAGCGATGATAGTTTTGGTACTTACAATGCAAGCACATTTAGTGGTACAGAATTATTTGCATATGCAAAAGGCACAGGTACAAATGATGCTGAATTAGGATTTCCATTATCATATAGAGCTATTGAAAACTTTGGCGATATACAATTTAAATTTCCATTAGTAAGTGACTCATTTGTTTATGAAGAAAATAATAGTAATATTACTGTAAACGTTGAAACTGGTTATGTAAGAAAGTATACTGACCTAACATCATACGTAAGTGAAAACGGTTGGATCAAAGCAAACAAGCCAAGTTCACAAGCAATAGTAAGACAGTATGTAGCAGATACTACTGTAAATGATTTTGCTGTAGATGTATTTGACCGTAGCGGTGACTTAAACGACCTAGTTGTTAAAGTTTATGTAAACAATACTTTTAAGAAAGAATCAACACATTACGATATTAACAGAATAAATGGTGTTGCTTATGTAACATTTAAAACTGATTTAGAAACAGATGATATTGTATTATTAAGATGCTTTAGTAAAGCAACAAAAACAGACAACGGTTATTACGAATTAGCATATAACTTAGAACGTAATCCTATGAATGAAAACATAGGAGATTTTACTATTGGTGAAGTTACAGATCATGTAAGCACAATAATTGAAAACACTTTTGATTATAACGGCAATAGATTTCCAGGCGTTAGTAATTTAAGAGATATTGGTAACCTAAGTCAATTTGGTACACGTTTTGTAAAACATACGGGACCTATTGCACTTGCAAGTTATCATCTTACAGACAAAAATGCAAATATTATAAAAGCACTAAAGTATGCTAGATTAGAATACGCAAAATACAAAAGATTATTTTTGCAAGTAGCAGATACTTTAGGGTACGATGGTCCAATTAAAGATCATGTAGATAAAATTATTGAAGAAATAAACAGTCAAAAAACTGACGGAATGCCGTTTTATTTCTCAGACATGATACCACATGGTGCGTCTAAGCGTACATTACATATTGTAAGAGCAAGTGATGGCGTGTTTTATCCGCTTACTAAAACATTTAGTTTATCAAATTTAAGTGAAAGAGGAGTGTTAGTATATCTTAATGATGTAGCTCTATGTCACGGTACAGATTACACATTTACAGCAGAAGGATTTGTAAAAGTATCAGCAACACTTGCTGTTGATGACGAACTAGAAATTTACGAGTATGATACAACTGACGGTTGTTTTGTTCCTACTACACCAACTAAGTTAGGATTGTATCCTGCTTATAAGCCTGAACTGTATTTAGACACAACGCAAGAAACACCGCGTAACGTAATTCAAGGACATGACGGAAGTATTACTGTTGCGTATGGCGATTATCGTGATAATCTAATATTAGATTTTGAAAGAAGAATTTATAATAATCTAAAGCAAGCCTATAACACAGATGTTTTTGATGTACATGAATTTGCAGGCGGCAACTATAGAGATACAGGGTTTAGCAGGCAAGACGTTGATAGTGCAATGGTAAGTGATTTTGTACAATGGTCAATAATTGCAGGCGATCCAAATTATACAGCAAATACTTTTTGGAAAGACACGGATACATTTAGATACAACTATAAAAATATGTCATCTCCAACAGGTAAACTTTTACCAGGATTTTGGAGAGGTGTATACAAAGATGCATACGACACTGATCGTCCTCATACTCATCCTTGGGAAATGCTTGGCTTTACTATTAAGCCTTCATGGTGGGAAGCAGAATATGGTCCAGCACCGTATACTAGAAATAATTTTGTACTTTGGGAAGATCTTGAAAAAGGCCTAATTAAAGAGCCAGGTAAACCAGCAAAAGTTGATAACAGATATAAGCGTCCTGGATTAACAAATCATATTCCTACAGACGAAAATGGAAATTTATTAAGTCCGTTAGATAGTAACTATGCACAAAACTTTGTTGCTGTAAGAACAAGAGATTCATATGCATTTGGAGATCATACTCCTACTGAAAGTGCGTGGAGAAAAAGTAGTGAATATCCATTTGCACTAATTACAAGTTGGATATTAAATCAACCAGCAAAAGTAATGGGTACCGGTTTTGACTTATCAAGAATGCTAAGAAATAAAACAGGCAATCTTGTTTACAGTCCATCTAATACAATTATTAGATTAAAAGATTTAGTATTTCCAAATACGTATACAGACAATCAACGTGTTATTACAAGTGGTCTTGTTAACTTTGTATACAACTACATAGTTAGTGATATAAACACTAGTTATAATGAGTACCAAGCAGAATTAAAAACGTTAAAGAATCAACTAGCACTTAAAGTTGGCGGCTTTACTGATAAAAGTAAATTTAAATTAATACTAGATAGCAGAACACCTTTAAATGAAGGCAATGTATTTGTACCAGAAGAAAACTATAAATTATTTTTAAACACATCTGTACCTATAGAAATTGCAAATTACAGCGGTGTTGTAATTCAGAAAAATACAAATGGTTATGTTGTAAAAGGATACGATCAGGCTTCAGCTGCATTTAACTATTATGAACCTATACAAGCATCATCAGATCCTGTAATAAACATAGGCGGCATTTCAGAGTCATTTGTAAATTGGGATAGCGGAAAACAATATGTTAAAGGACAAAATGTTCGATATAATAATTTTTATTATAGAGTAAATTCAAGCCATGTTAGTGGTCCAAATTTTGACGATACTAAAATGTCTAAGTTAGCAGAGCTTCCACTTGTAGGCGGTAGATCAAATGTACTTAGAAGAAAGTTTACAAATCGTGTTAACACTATACCTTATGGAACATTGCTTACAAGTACACAAGAAGTTGTTGACTTTTTATTAGGATATGAAGCATACTTAAAAGCACAAGGTTTTAAGTTTGAATATTATAACAAAGATATAAGTGTTGTTGAAGATTGGACATTTAGTGTAAAAGAATTTATGTTCTGGACTACACAAAATTGGGCGGCTGGTAGTGTACTAACACTAAGTCCGGGCGCACAACAGTTTACATTCAACAGACAATATATGGTTGTAGATAATATCTTTGATAATTTTTATGATTATAGTTTGTTAAAAGCAGACGGTCAAAAATTACAAAGATCGTTTAGTAGCATTGCTAGAGATACTGAAAATGATTTTGGTCTAAGTGTTAGAAATACAGCAGATGGTATTTACAGCGTTAAACTACCATTGGTACAAAGAGAACATGTAATATTATTAGATAATAAAACTGTGTTCGGCGATGTTATATATGACCAAGAAGCAGGTTACAGACAAGAAAGAATTAAAGTTACTGGATATAGAAGTGATAACTGGTCCGGTGGACTAAACATACCAGGCTTTATATATGACGAAGCAGAAGTAAGAGACTGGCAACAATACAAAGATTATGGTATTGGCAAATTAGTTAAGCATAAAGAATTTTATTACGTTGCATTGGCTAACGTAACTGGAACAGAAGTGTTTATTGATTCACAATGGGAACGTTTAGAAAATCGTCCACAGGCACAATTAGTTCCTAACTTTGAATATAAAATTAATCAGTTTGCAGACTTTTATGACTTAGATACAGACAACTTTGATCTTGAACAACAAAAACATGCACAGCATTTAATTGGATATCAAAAACGTAAGTACTTAGAAAACATTATAAATGACGATGTAAGTCAGTATAAGTTTTATCAAGGAATGTTACAAGATAAAGGTACAAAAAATAGTTTAGTAAAACTGTTTGATGCTCTTGCAAGTGCTGATAAAGAAAGTTTAGAATTCTACGAAGAATGGGCAATTAGAGTTGGCCAGTACGGTGCTACTGATAATTTTGACGATGTTGAATTTTTAATTGACGAAAAGCAAATTAAAACTAATCCACAGCCAATAGAGCTTGTAACTAATTTACCTGCTAATGATACCGACACTATTTATAAACTCACCCCAGCAGACGTATATAAAAGACCTCAAAACTACGATCATAAACCGTTTCCGACTGTTGTAGATTACAAACAATTTACTAAAGACGCCGGATTTGTGTTTGATGCAGATGTTGCATATAGGATTAATGATAAGGCAGATATACTTACAGCTAATATTAATGTAATTGGTGCTAAGGATTATGTTTGGGTAACAGGCGACGAACAGCCATGGGACGTTTTACAACATGTAACTACTGATATTAGAGTAACTAATATAACAGGGTTTGACGAAGGTGCTGACGCATTTGTTGGTGTAGACAATCCAGGCGGCACAATCGAATTTGACAGATCACACTCTTTTAAAAGAGGTGATATAATTGGCTTGCAAAATACATCAACACAGAATGATGGTTTTTACACTGTAGAAGTTGTAAAGCCAACTAGTGTAAATGTTCTTGCTGGTACAAACAATAGCATCGAAGACCTAAGTGATATTAATGGTTACGTAAGTATTTTACGATCAGTAAATTTTGACACTATAAAAGAAGCAAACATTGTATTAGAAGAAAAAATAGCTGAAGACCAAAAAGTTTGGATTAATGGATCAACTAAAAATGACTGGGTAGTTGCTATACAAGATAATGTATACAATGATAAGTCGCATTATAATAATCCTAGCGATTACGACATTACATCTGCATATGAGTTTGGCTCTGCTATATCATCTAATAAAGCAAACACTAGATTAGCACTTGGCGATCATAGTGCAAATAATTTAAATGGTAATGTTTACACTTATCAAAGAGGATCAAATTTAAGAGATTTATTATTTGAAGACACGTTAACCTTAGACACTGATGCATATCCAATGGCAGACGGACATCGCTTTGGAGCAGACATTGACATAAGTGAAGACGGCAAATATTTAATTATTGGGTCAAGTACAGCAAGTGAAGTTGCTTCTAATTACCAAAGCGATTATAGTAAAACTATAGCGTATAATGAAAACGATATTGTTAAGTATAGCGAAAACTATTGGAAGGCTGTAAGAACAATTACTCCTGAAAGTAACAGTATTGCATTTAGTACTTTTGACAGTTATGCAAACTTTGAAAGATCAAGTGACAGTAGTTTACTAACACTAATTTTACAAGGTAGTCCATACTTACCAAACACACAAACAGATCACTTGTTAATTGCTGCACCTTTTGATCAATATAGAGGTTCTAAGCCACAAGACAAACTAGTTCTTAAGTGGAACAATTATACAAACTTTAATAGAAACATAGGTAGTGCAAGTCCTGTAGAAGTATTCCCAGAAGGTATTAACGCACAGAATTCAGCAGCATCATATACAGAGCCAACATCAACATTTATAAATGGCGAACATGTTATTGTAGAAAAGATTGATGCTGTATTATTAGTAGAACCGTTTACTGATCCTCCAGTAGATGGCGACATAATAAATGCAGTTGGCGGCTCAGCAACAGTTTACAAAGCATTCCAAAGAGACTTTAAACTTGTACTTTACATAAAAGATACAAATGGAGTTTTTGGACCAACTGGAACTATTACAAATAGTAACGGAACACCAATTGGCGATTATACACAACCAAACTATAACGGCACAACTGGTGCTGTAGGTGGCTGGTGGTATATTAACACAGGCACAAACTACTTAACATCAGATGAATTTACAGAAACAAAAGATTTTGGCGTACCAGCTTACGGTCTAGTATATCAAGATGTATTAGTTTACAATGAAAATACTCAAACATATGCTAGAACTATACCAAACTTTTATGCAAATGGATTAGATGATGTTGCAAGCACTATATTCCCAGATAGAGACGAACCAGTATTTGTTAGTGTTCTTTCTCATAGAGGTGCGGCATACGTAAATGTTGACGTTGACGGCGTACAAAATATTGTAGACAACAGATGGTTGATGAGAGTTCCGTCAAACTTAGCTGGAGAAATTACAACCGCAGGTGATCAGTTTAGAGCATATATTAATGATCAAGCAGATTCTCCAGACTTTGATTTGTTAGGTATTGACCCTAGTTACATCAACGACAACTTACACACTGTTGTAGATATGTGGGAAGGATATATTGACTTTACATTTACTAAAACACAGGGTGCTGATGTTGATATGTTATCAGATCCAGACGTTGACACTGGTGACTTCTTTGAACCTGCTTATGAAGGTAAAGTATTTTCAGATATAAACGGAAATATTATTAACATTAACGGAGCAGATGGCGACTTTATTAGAGATGAAATTACTGGCGCTAGAGGCCGTGTTGCATATTATATAAGACGTGCTGGAACCCAAGGTAGAGTATATCTTAAAGATGTTACAGGAACATTTACTCAAGGTAACAGATTACTATTAGAAACATTAGAAGGACCATCGCAATTACCAAACCAACGTATTATGGGTCCAATTAACAAAATATCTGTTACAGGAAGTAATACAGGTAAAATTGCTGTTATGCAAAGGGGAACTAACTTTCCTGCACACCCAGAATCATATGGCGGTTTACAGCAGTTTAGAGATTTAAATGCATTTGCACACATTAATAAAGAATTTTGGGTATACCAAGAAAACTTAACAGAAGCAGGTAAAGAAGCAGAAGCAAGCATACCTAGCACAGCAAATAGTGACTGGCGTCTTGTTTATAATTTACCAGTAGACACTAGCGGTTCGCAAGTAAGCAAACCTGTAAATCAAGGTGTATACAGTATCTTTAATAGGGTAGGAAACACATGGACCAACAGAGGAACATGGACAATTCCGGGAAGTACTACAAACAGTAATGTTGGTAAGCAAGTTGCTGTAACACAAGACGGCGAACTATACAGATTTTATGTAGGTTCAAAAGAAAACCTAACAGTTTTAAAACACGGTATAGACAAGTACGGTAAAAAATATAATTATGCATTAGATATTAATCCTCATTATAGAGGACCATACTCAGCTGATGCATCATATAAAACAGATGAGATAGTTTTATATAACAATCAATTATATTCAGCACTTACATTTCTAAAAGGTGTTTTACCCACTGACACACTTAAATGGACAACATTAAATAGTACAGTAAATTATCTTCCATCATTACCAAATGATGTAAACATTTACAATGACCCAGTGTTTAATGATTTAGGCGAAGGTGTATTAGACTTTACAAAAGAAATAAGTGTAAGCGAAAACGGTCAAGTACTTGCAATAAGTGTAATTACTGATACAAGTGTTGACCCTGATAACAAAGTACTTGTTTATAGAATATTAGATGACAGATATGTTTTTGATCAAACTATTGTTGCACCTATATCAAACACTGGTTGGGGAAGTAGTATAAGCCTTAGCGAAGACGGTGACACTTTAATAGTTGCTGATCCTGAGAGTGATGTACAAGGCTACAACACAGGAAAAGTATATGTCTATGCAAAAGTAAATGGAGCGTTTGAATTACATCAAACATTATCAGGTACAGGAACACTCAGTGAAAAGTTTGGTACTAAGGTTAGCATTTCACAAGATATTATTGCTGTAACAAGCGGCAATGGCGACATTATTACTGAAACAATATTTGATAACGGTACTACGTCATTTGATGATACATTTACAACATACCCTGATAAAAGAATAGACAGTGGTAGTGTTAGACTATACCAAAAAGTTAAAGACGCATACATACTTGCAGAAGAATTAGATTATGACGGCGATGATAATGTACTAGTTGCAAGTAGATTTGGCGAACAAGTTTTAATTAATGACAATCACATTTATGTAGGTGTTCCAGCAGATCCAAACTCATATTATGATGAAGATATAAATCCTGGAAGTTTTGTTGACTATCAAGTTACACAAGATAAAAAACCGTGGACATTATTAAGAACACCAAATGAAGTTGTTGACACACAAAAAATTAAATCAGCATTTTTGTACAACGTAAAAACAAATCAATTATCTACATACTTAGATTATATTGATCCTGTACAAGGTAAAATTGCAGGACCGGCAGAACAAGAATTAACATTTAAATCAAACATTGATTTTGCACGTTACAATGTTACAACATTACCTGACTACTTTAGTGAAACTTCTAATTGGGAAGAACAACATGTTGGCAAACTATGGTGGGATTTATCTACAGCAAAATTCTTTAATGTATATCAAGAAGATATTACTAACCAGGCAAACAACTGGAGCAAGTTAATACCTAACTACTCGGTTGATATTTATGAATGGGTAGAAAGTGATATTGTTCCAGCAGATTGGGATAACCAAGCAGACACAGCCGCAGGCTTTGCAAAAGGTATAAGTGGGTTATCTAAATACGGCAATGATGCATACAGCCAAAAATTAGTTTACGATCCTGTATCACAAACATTTAGCGACAAATATTACTTTTGGGTTAAAAATAAAGTAACTGTTCCTGTTCAAGAAGCAAGAACAATTAGTGCATCTGAAGTTGCAAAATTAATTGCTAATCCAAGAGGACAAGGTTATAGTTTTGTAGCATTATTAAGTAATGATAGATTTGTTCTTTACAACTGTGAAAGTTTAATTAAAGACAAAGACATTGCTTTACATGTAAGTTACTATACACAAGATACACAAGAACAAAATAGACATTTTGAATATAGTCTGTTAACAGAAGGACTAGAAACAAGTGTACCTAAAGCAGACATAGAAAGAAAATGGATTGACAGTTTACTTGGTTACGATTCAAGAGGACGTATTGTTCCAGATCCTGAGTTAAGTGCAAAAGACAAATATGGTACATTAAATAGTCCAAGACAAAGTTGGTTTGTTAATAGACAAGAAGCATTTAAGCAAGTTGTTGAAAGAGCAAACTTAGCACTTCAAGAAACTATTATTGTAGATGACTTTAGTTTTAAAACTCTTAACAGTGAAGATGTCCAACCGTTTGTAACTGACAGAACATATGATTATAAAATTGATACATTAGATGAATTAAACTTTATTGGTATTAATAAAATTAAAACCGCAACACTACAAGCATCAGTGCATAGTGGTGTAGTAACTGATATTAGAATTACTGATACTGGTAGAGGTTATAACGATCCTACATACGACAATACTACAAGTGTTGTAAGACACGGACCAAGTTTTGAATTGTTTGGTAACGGTAGCGGATTAGACTTTAATTTAGAAATTAATAACTTAGGACAAGTTAGCAAAGTAAACATTATTAACGGTGGTTCTGGTTATGATGAAAATTTAATAATTGAAGTAAGACCGCTTACAGTATTAGTTGAAAACGATAGTACAGTAAATAACAAATGGGCTATTTACGAATGGAATAAATCATCAAGTCTTTGGGATAGAGTAAAATCACAAAGTTACGATACAAAAGAATATTGGGATTATGTAGACTGGTATGCAACAGGTTATACACAATTTACAAGAATTGATCATAGAGTAGATGAAAGTTATCAGTTAGCATCAGCAAATGCTAAGATTGGCCAAATTGTTAAGATTGATAATATAGGTAACGGTGGCTGGTTATTATTAAAACGTGTTGCAGATACTAATTCTTTAGACTATACAATTGATTATGAAACTATTGGTAGAGAAAACGGTACAATAGAAATTAGTAGTAAAATTTATAATGTAATAGAAAATACAGTTGGTTATGATTTACTAGGCTACGACAATAGATTCTTTGATACTGAACCAGTAACTGAAGGTAGACAAATATTAACAGCATTAAAGAACGATATATTTGTAGATAACTTAGCAATTAAATGGCAAGAATTATTCCTTGCAAGTGTTAGATATGTATTGTCAGAACAACAAAATGTTGACTGGGTATATAAAACAAGTTTTGTAAAAGCAAAACATAATGTAGGCGAACTAGAGCAAAAGATAAATTATCAAAATGATAATCTAAGTAGTTATAATGATTACATTAACGAAGTTAAACCTTATAAGACAAACATACGTGAATATCTAAGTTCTTATGAAAATGTAGACAATACTAATACTCAAACAAGTGATTTTGATGTTCCTCCGTATTACGATTATACACAAAACGGAATAAAAACTAAATCTGTAAAAATTAAAGATAACGAGTTGCTTGGAGCAGATGCGTTCTTTGATGAATATCCATACCAGTCATGGAAAGAAAATTACGGATATAAAGTTACAGCAATTAATATTTACAATAGCGGAAGCAAATATACATATCCACCAACAGTAACTATTGCAGGCGGTGGCGGCACTGGCGCAACAGCAAGAGCATATATTGGTGCAGGCAAAGTAGTTAACATTGAAGTTACTAATCCAGGAAGCGGATATACTAGTGCGCCAACTATAACTATTAGCGGATCACAAGCAGATGGTTCTACAACAGCAATAGCATCAGCACAAATTGGTAACAGTGTTGTTAGAAGTCTACAAGTTGGTATTAAGTTTGACAGAGTGTCTGGACAATACTTTATTACAACGTTGCCTGAAACAGAAACATTTACAGGTACAGCAATAAACAATAAGTTTGATTTAAAATGGCCTATTAATTTAAAACGTAATAAAATAAAAGTTACAATTAATGGCACATTATTGTTACGTAGTGAATATGCATTTACTAACATAGATGATAAAACATATACATATGCTAGACAAAAAGGTCAAATACAGTTTAGTAACACTCCTGCATTAGGAAGTATTATTGTAGTTGAATACGAAAAAGATCCTGCAATATTAAATGCACAAGATAGAATTAATCACTTGTACAATCCTACAACAGGAATGCTTGGTAAAGATTTATCACAACTAATGGTTGGTGTTGACTACGGTGGTGTAGAAGTTAAGAGCTTTGGCTTTGAAGGTACATCAGGATGGATGACTGACGAATATGGAACAGACACTTGGGACAGTTACGATAACACATTTGAAGATGAAATATTCTTTGCAGATGGTACAACTGTTGCTATTGAACTTGCTAAACCTTTAGAAGACGGTGTTGAGTATAATGTTTACTTAAAACGCTTTAGTCAAACAAAGGCAATTAGAATTGATGATCCTAACTATGGTAATAATCCTACTAATAAATTAGCAATGATGCAAACACTAACAGGTGACGGTGTAACACAAACAATAAACTTAGCAGAAAATGATATTGAAGTTTCAGATGGTGATATTGTTACTATTAGAAAAACAACTTCAGATGGTAGTTTTAAACCAGACGGTGATAGTTACGATACAATACTTGAAGGCGGCGCCCTAACTTATGGTAATGCTGGTGGTATTAACGCAGACGACATTATCTTAGACGGAGATTTATTTGTTACTCCGTTAACAACAGGCGGTCCAGAAGAATTAGTTAATGGTCAAGTTATGGACTCTGTTAATATAACAGTTTATGAAAGAAACGGTGAAGGTCAGGGACAAATATATAATCAAAATTACTTAACTGATGGCACAACTACAACTTATCCACTAGGATTAGCGCCACACGGTAACGATGCTGTAATTGTTAAACTAGGTAATACAATAGTTGATAAAGCACAGTACACATTAGATTACAAAGCCCTTACAGTAACATTTAATAATGCACCTACAACAGACCAAGTACTAACAATACTTACAGTTGGAATAAACGGAGAAAATATAATTGATCTTGGAGTATTGTTTACAGAAGAAGGACAAAGTTCGTATGTAACAAATATTTTATGGAGTGATAGTTATGCAGTTTATCTTAGAAAAGATGGACAAGAGCCAGACGGACCTGAATTGATTGCTAAGAAAAGTGATACAGGCTTTATTGAATTTGTGTTTAGTCCAGTACCGCCTCCAGAAGGCACAAGACTAGATTATGAAATTTACTCTAATAATACACAAATTAATTATAGTAAAATACAAAAAGACAATATTATTGCTGACGGCTCAAGTGTTACATATAACTTATCAACTAGTGCAATATACGAAACACCTGCAGAGTTCTTTAGCATTGTAGAAGTTAATGGTGCTATTAAAAAGCCAGGCTACTCAAAAGTATTCCATATTACAGATGCAACACGAAGAGAATATACTTTAGAAACATTCCAAGTACAAGAGTCAACTCTAAGTCCTGCTGATACTGAAATATATCTTAATGGTAAATTATTAAACCAGCAAGATAGTTATGCTGTTAACATTGGTCAAAGTAGTATTACAATAGGAAGTAATATTTTGTCACAAGGTGATATACTAACTGTTTACTTTAGAAATGGTGATTATCGTGTTATTGGTAACCAAGTTACATTTACGGATTTACCAGCAGAAGACGATATTATAAATGTTTACACATTTAGTAATCATGATATATTAGATATTAACCGCATAAGTTATGATGTTATTAATAGAAGTGCATTAACGCCTGGATCAGATAACTTTTCAGCGTACCATCAATTAACAGGTGGTAGAGTATTGTTAAATCAACCAGCCAGCGGTGTTGAATATGTTTGGTTATTTAAAAACGGTTCCATGTTATCACCAAGTGTAGATTATAAGTTACAGAGTAACATGAAAATAATTGAGCTTGTTAACGAACCTGCTGAAAATGATACAATAGATATTATACACTTTACAGCACCAATTAGTACACCAACTATTGCATGGCAACAGTTTAAAGATATTCTTAATAGAACGCACTATAAACGTGTTGACAATAACGATGGTGTAAAACTAGCACAAGATTTAGCATTTAATGATCTTAGAATTGTTGTTGTTGAAGGAGCAGATAGATTACCAAGGCCAGATAAGCGTTCTAATAAACCAGGCATTATTTGGATTGGCGGCGAACGTATTGAGTACTTTGCAAAAACAGGCAATGACTTAAGACAGTTACGTAGAGGCACATTAGGAACAGGTATTGCATCAATACACAGTGCAGGATCTAGAGTTTACGGCGCAGGAGTAGAGAAAAATATTCCATATACTGATCAAACTATAGCTTGGACACCAGTTGATGCTGTAACCGAAGGACAAACTGAATTTACACTTGATTTTACACCTAATAGTGTAAATGAGTTTGAAGTGTTTGCTGCAGGAAAGAGGTTAAATAAGGCTGCTATAGCTACATTTGATCCCGTACTTGCAATTGATTCACCTGAAGGTGATGTAAATACACCAGCAGAGTTCACTGTAAATGGCAATACATTAACACTAACAAGTCCAATGAAAGCAGATCAAAAGTTAGTTGTTATTAGAAAAGTAGGTAAATTGTGGACAGACCCGGGCACTCCATTAAAAGATGCTCAAAACGACATTGGTAGTTTCTTACGTGGAGCAAGAAGTGAATTACCCGAATAAATATACTAGTAGGAATAGAAAATGACAAACACAATTAATGAACAAAACGGTGTATTTGTACAGGGGCATATTAAAATAAGTGACCCTAGCAGCGGCGAAGTCTTTGTTAACAAAAAGAACGCCATACACTATGAAAATATGAGTATTGCTCTTGCAGAATCTTTAGGTAATGCAGGACAAGGGCCTATTGCTGTAATGAGCTTCGGCAACGGCGGTACAAATATAGATACAACAGGAGTAATAACATATCTTACTCCAAACTCAACAGGAACAAACGCAGGTTTGTACAATCAAACGTTTACAAAGATAGTTGACGATAGAAATACAGATAATTTAGATCCTACTAGAAACAAGATTGAAACTAGACACGTAAATGGTACAAATTATACTGATATTGTTATTACATGTTTACTAGATTACGGCGAACCAAATGGTCAAGATGCATTTGATACAGCATCTGATACAGATAACAGTTTTGTATTTGACGAATTAGGGTTAAGAAGTGCTAGTGCAGACGGTATTATAGGCAACGGTAGATTATTAACACATGTTATTTTCCACCCTGTACAAAAGTCACTAAACAGATTGATCCAAGTAGACTATACGGTTCGAGTACAAAGCCTTAGCGGAGGTAACAGCTAATGGCATATCAAATCCAATTTACAGATTTTACAAATAAAGGATCTATTGTTGTAGAAGACAGAGAAATAAACAATACTGATACTAGTTTATCTCTACCTGGCAGAAACAGCACAGCATACGGCGAAGCGATTGCAAGCAACTTTTTGCATATTATAGAAAACTTTGCAAATAACAATCCGCCTGCTAATCCTGTTGAAGGACAAACATGGTATGATACAACAGTTGGCGTCGATGCACTTAAAGTATATGACGGAACAAATTGGATTGAATCAGGAGGCATCAAAAAAGGTGCGTCACAGCCTGAAGTTGGAAACAGCGTAATTGGCGACCTTTGGGTAGATACTAGTAATCAGCAATTATATTTGAACAACGGTTCAAGTTGGATACTTGTAGGACCAGAATTTAGTGAAGGATTATCTTCGGGTACAAAAGCAGAACTAATTCAAGGTACCGATGACAAAAGTTATAGAATATTAAAAATTGAAGTAGATGCACAACCTATAGCAATTATAACAAATGCACAATTTACACCTAAAGTAAACATTAGAGGCTTTTCAGTTCTTAAGCCAGGATTTAATTTAACTAATTTAACATTGTCAAGTACTATTGCCAAATATAACGGCACAGCAGAATCAGCAGAAGCACTTAGAATTGGAAACAATAATATTCCATCTAGTAACTTTTTACGTGCTGATGTAGATACAACGTCAAATGGTATACTTTATGTTAAGAATAACCAAGGTGTGCAAGTAGGTGCAAATTCACAGTTAGCATTAGAAGCATCAGGAGAAAGCGGAGTTGTAAAAAGCAACTTCAATGGTGCTAGTTTAGACTTCAAAGTTAAAAATGATCAAGGCGAACAAACAGCAATTAGAATTAAGTCTGACACTAATGTTGGTATCAATCAAGAAAATCCACAAGTACCGTTAGATGTAACAGGTAGTGGTCGTTTTTCAGGTAACTTAGATGTTAATGGCATTGAAGATGCAGATGATAGTTTTAATGATACATTAACTGAAGGTACTATTGTAACATCAGGTGGTGCAAGTGTTGCTAAGAATCTTAAAATTGGCGCAAAACTTACTGTAAAAGGTCAAACAAATATCGGTGGCGATGTTGTTGCTGACCCGGATGCATTAACTAAACCTAATATGGAAGGGTTTGGCACTGTTAAAGCAGATACATTTGAAGGTTTCTTTAACGGAAGTGTGTCAGGTACTATTAACGGTACAGCATCAAGCGCGGCAAAACTTAACAATAAAACTGTGTTTGAAATGACAGGTGATGTAAGTTCAGATCCAATAACATTTGATGGTGCAGGCGATCTTACAAAAACATTTACAACTACATTAAGTGATAGATTTATATCAGATAAAAGTGTTGTTGTTACTCCTCAAACAGGAGACGAATTATTAATTAACAGAACACAAGGCGAAGGCGGATTATTTAGAATATCTCAAACAAACTTGTTGAAAGGTGTTCCAAAAAATCCAGTAGCAATGATTGTACCTTTTGCAGGCGAAGTTGCACCTCCGGGTTGGTATTTGTGTGATGGAAAAGAAATTAGACAAACAGAAGCATCAGCATTATACAACGTTATTGGATTTAAATTTAAAAATCCGGTTGATATGGATAATTCGTCAGCATCATTCTTTACTTTACCAGATTTTAGAGGTAGATTTTTATTAGGTGCTGATAACATGGGCGGCTTACCAGCAAATACTACAACAAATACTAATGCAGATGCTGTAGGTAAAACAGCAGGTTCAGAATTTATAGATATTAAGAAAGAAAACTTACCAGAACACGAACACGACATGAAGTCACCTGGCGGTACACAGCATTATGCAATTATTGATGATACTGTACCACCCGGCGAGCAAGGAAGTATTAACCAACCGTTAAATATTTCCCAAGGCACACAAACAACTAGCGGTATTCCATCAAGCGGTGGAATAAAAGAAGGCGGAACAGACGGACAAGGATCATTTAGAGGTGCAGAACAATTAGGTACAGCAATTGATGGGTTACCACCGTTCGCTACAGTAAACTACATAATATTTGCCGATAATGTTTAGGAAACGATATGAGTTATAATTTAAATAAAACAGATGGAACACTACTTACAGAACTTGTAGATGGTATATTAGATAACAACACTACTGACATAAGTTTAGTAGGTAGAAACTATTCTGGATACGGCGAATTTATAAATGAAAACTTTATAAAGATGCTAGAAAACTTTGCTAATCCAAATAGTCCTGTAACTCCACTAAAAGGACAACTGTGGTATGATACAAGCGAAAACAAATTAAAGGTCTTTGATGGCACTAGTTTTCAATCAGCGGCTGGTAGTTTTATTAGCGAAACTTTTCCTTCAGGACCAGTACCAGGCGATACATGGTTTAGCACAGAAGAAAAACAATTTTATTTGTATGACGGCGAAACATGGACATTAATTGGTCCAGCATTTAGTAGATTACAAGGCAAAAGTGGTGTTATTACAGATACAATTTTTGATACAGATCTTAATGCAAAAACAGTACTAAAAGTTTTTGTAGACGAAATATTACAGGCTGTAATAGCAGGTGAAACTTTTACACCAAACCCAATACCTAACAACTTAGTACCAGGACTAGTTACATCTGATAATGCTACAGGCACTATTTTTAAAGGTGTAAACTTAATAGACAGAACAAACTTCAAATATAGAGGTACCGCTGAGTTTGCAGAAAACTTAATTAATTCAGAAACTGGGTTAGAAGTTAAAGAATCCGAATTAATGAAAAATAATACTGATCAGGTATTAGAAGGAAGATTAGACGTTAGAGTAAGTGCAGGTATATCAATTGGTGAAAACGATGATACTAGATTGTTTATGGATAACGGTTTTACTATTAGGAATACTAGAGCAGGCGATGATTTTAATATTCTTGTACGTGGTGCTAATGATGTACTTGACCAAACAAATGCGTTAGTAATTAAACCTACATCAAAACGTATAGGTTTATTTAATGCAAATCCTGCTTACAATTTAGATGTTACGGGCGATGTGCGTATCACTGGCAATTTAACAGTAGAGGGCGACAGTTTTGTAACTGAAGCAGAAACACTACAAATAGCAGATAAAAACATTGAGTTGGCTGTAGTTGATAGTCCAACTAATTTAACATGTGACCAAGGCGGCATTACACTTAAAGGTACTACTGATAAAACATTCCAATGGTTAAATTTATCAAGTGCATGGACAAGTAGTGAACACTTAGATCTAGTATCTAGCAAAACTTATAAGATTAATAATACTGATGTACTAAGTGCTACAACAGTTGGCGCTGGTGTAATTAACAGTAGCATAAGAACTCTTGGCGTACTTGAAACACTTAACATTGGTACTGGCGGCACAGCAAGTTTAAATATATCCAATGCAGGTGTAATTACAAGACCAGGCGCAGGCTCAGGTCTGTCAATTAACGTTGCTGGCGATGTTGATTTAAACAGTAACAAAATTACAAACTTATTAACTCCAACAGCAGACGGAGATGGTGTTAATAAAGTATATGCTGATCAAACTGTACAAACAGAACCATTAATAATGGCACTAGATATTACAGGCATGGTTAGTATTAATGATGAAATTATTACAATATTACAAAGTCTGTACCCTGCAACAACGTTTGCAAATGGCAAAGAAGCAAGAATTGCTACAACGTCTTATGCAGGACAATCAACAGACCCAATTGATATTGGAACACCTACTACAACAACTGAAGTTGATGTTAATGCAGCCGCAGGCGGCGTAGTAAGTGTAATACAGGGCATAAGTTTACCTAACTCTTTAACTCCTACATTTACGTTAAGCGTTACAAGAGGGCAAAGAAACTTTATAATTACTAATGGGGCATGGACTGCAAATTAGTATAAATACAACGTGTAAACACAGGATTATATAGGACAAAAAAAATGGCGTATCAAATAGATAGATTTAATAAGAGCCCTTTAACAACAGTAGAGGATGGTACTCTTGACGAAACTACAGATATTAAATTTGTAGGTAAAAATTATGCAGGATATGGAGAAATACATAACGAAAACTTCTTATTCTTGCTAGAAAACTTTGCAGGTGCTAATCAGCCACCTAAACCACTAAGCGGTCAACTTTGGTTTGACAGTGGCTCAGACAGAATGAAGTTTAGAGACGGTAACCAAAACTGGCGAACAGTAGGCGGTGCAGAAGTTTCCGGTGCTCAACCAGCAGGATTAGCAGAAGGTGATTTTTGGTGGGATAGTGCTAACGAACAACTTTATGTTTACAATGGTTCAAATTTTGTCCTAATTGGACCACAAGACGCAGGCGAAGGCCAAACAGCAATGGTTAGTCGTACTGTACTTGATAATACAAGTCCAACAGGTGTTTCAAGAAGTATTATTACAGCAACAGTAAATGATTCTGTACAGTTTGTTATATCACCAGTAGCATTTACGCTAGGCTCAGGTGCAGACAACGAAATAAGCGGATTTAGTGATATACAACAAGGTGTTACATTAAAAGACACGCCAGCTTCGGGTGTAACAAGTACAGCAGTTAGATTCCATGGTACAGCAACAAACGCTGAAAAATTAGGAGGCCTAAGTGCAGGTGATTTTGTACAAGGCGGAACACCTACTTTTTCATCACAGTTAGACCTTAGTTCAGGATTAGTTACTCATAGTAACTTTTACTTTACAATGCGTCCGGACAACCAAACTGGATTAATTAAAAATACAAGTGCAAATGCAAATCAAATTGACTTTGAATTAAAAGCACCTTCCACAGGTACACTTACACACTCTGTTGCAATTACAGCAGGCGGCATAATGCCAGGTGTTGCATCAACTGATTTAAAATTAGGTGAAAGTGGAAATGTTTGGGACGAAGTACATGCAACAGCATTTAAAGGTATTGCAGATAGTGCAAACCAATTAAGAATTGGTAATTCAGGTACTTCTTACACGTATGCTACAGCATCAAATGTAGGCGGAACTATTGCAATAAGAGAACAAGACGGTTCTAATACAAAATTAGTTGCAGACATATTCCAAGGTACAGCAACACAAGCACAATTTGCTGACTTGGCAGAAAAATACACAGTAGAAAAAGATCATCCTGTAGGAACAGTTATGTATGTAAGCAGAGCAGGTGAATATGAAATTGCACCATGTTTGCTAGATAGTTATCCAGTAGGTGTTATATCTGAAAAGCCAGCATACTTAATGAATGCAGAAGCAGATGGTCAAGCAATAGCACTTGAAGGACGTGTTCCTGTAAGATGTATAGGCGAAGTACGTAAAGGTGATAAAGTTTACGTAGATGCTGAAGGTTGTGCAAGTATAAAATTCGACGGTAATCCTTTAGTTGGTATAGCACTTGAAAGCAACTTAGACGAAGAAGAAAAATTAGTAGAGTGCATATTAAAACTTTAGGAGAAAACACATGCCGGCTGTAACAGACTTAGTTAACTCGTCCGTATACAATGCGATTAGAAGTTCTATAAACAATGTATTAGGAGTTGGCGACGGCGCCCAAAACGGATACGGTAGAACGCTTGAGAGTGAATCCAAGGCTGATAACGATGTGATATATGCTGCTGATATGCAGAAACTTTTTAACGATTTAGTTAAAACAAGAACGCATCAAAAAGGCAATCCTCCAACATGGTCAAATGCAGACGGACTTGCAGTTCCGTCAATAGGCGAATTAGTTGGTGTGTATGCAGCAGATATTGGACCAGGTGGAACAAGTGCAGATGCAACAGCAGATCAAGCAGAAGGTTTTGCAGACTTTGAAGCTGCGGCACAGGATATTTTAACTGATAAAGATGTATTTGATGCATCACAGTTTAGTACAACTATAGAAGATACAAACACAAGGCAGTCAAGTTGGAACGGCAGTATTAATCATACTGTAACAGTTACTTGGCAAAACGCTGATGAAAGAAGATACTTTTTTAATACTGGTGGAACAATTAAGTTTGATTCTAACCTAACAGGCGGAACAAGTGTGCCTGGAGACGTTACAACAACACCACCTGCTACTAAAGATGAAATATGGCAAACAATGTTAGGTACAATGGGTACTGTAAGATTTAGTAAAGGTATAACAGCATCAGATGGTACTAATCCTGGTACAGGCACAGCAATTGGTAATTACTATGATTGGTCAGGATCAAGTTCGTCAAGTCCAGTAAGAATTTTTACAAAAAGCGGTGCTGGCTTGTATGCTGAAAACGAATATTATATTGATGCTTGGGAAACAGCGTCTAATAGTTTAAGATTTAATATTGTACTCATAGATAATGATATAGGCGACGATGCAGGCGGAGCCAGTTCATCAGGTCCAGAAGATGAAGACGTTACTGGTGTAACTGAAAGCACAGTTTCATTTGTTTATGCTAGTGGAGCGTTAGAAATACCTAAACCGGCGTTAACAGTTAATTCAAATCTATAAGTACAGTACATTAAGAGGAAACACGAATGGCTGTAATTGGAACAAATGTTACCGCGGCAAATTATAATACAATCCAAGGTAAAATACAAGATGTTTTAGGTGTCGGAGATGGCGCTCAAAACGGTTACGGTCGTGCATTAGCAAGTTCTACAAAATCATCAGGTGATATTATTGCCGCACAAGACATGGCAGACTTATACACTGACTTATTCAAAGCAAGAAAACACCAAGCAAACCCAGTAACATGGACCAACGCAGATGGTCTTGAATCAATTATTGAAGGTGACGATGTTGGTGCAGCTGCCGCTGATATAGGTGACGAAACACCAATCGCTATTTTTGCACTTGTTGCATCAAGAGAGTATGTGATTATTGACACTGGCGATAGTAATTTTACATTAATAGGTGCTTCTGCTAACGAAGCAGGAATAAAATTTACAGCATCAGGGCCAGGAACTGGTACAGGTACTGCTAGAGTAGCACCTACAAGTACAAATGCAGAAGAAGACCTTGGAGGCGGCTATTTAGATTTTGAATCAGCTGCTGACGAAATAGTTGCAAATATAAATGTACACGATCCTGATAACTTTTCAACTACAGCAAAATCTACTAGCACAAGAACTTCTAACTGGGGCGGAGAAGATCCAGCAGCCCCTGGAGCTAAAATTACTCATGAAGTTGAAATTACTTGGACAAACGCTGACCAAAGAAGATACTTCTTTAACGCAGGCGGCGAACTTAAATTTGATGCTAGTTTAGCAGGTGGTGTTGTTGCTAATTCTAAAAACGATTTTTGGCGTTCTATATTAGACACTATGGGAACAATTACATTTGGTAAAAATTCTACAGTAGCAAATGGATCATCACCAGGTACTGGCAGTCCTACAATAGGAAACTATTATGCAGATTGGAATTTAACTAGTTCTTCTCAACGTGTTATACTTTTTACTAAAAATGGCTCTGGTATATATGCTGATATTAAATATCAGATTGAGGCATGGCAAACAGCCGCTGGCAGTGCATCAACGCCTAGCACAATGAGATTTAGAATAGAATTACAAGATAATGATTTTGAATCAGGCGGTCAGTATAGTAGTGTAGACGAATATGTTACTAATGACATCACAAGTACAGTTAGTGAACGTGTTGATTCAATTTTAGGAATACCTTCCCCAACAGCTACTACAATTACAACATTAGAATAACTTATCTTTTTCTTGACATTTGACCTATACGAGTGTATAATTACTATTATACCTTTGGAGATGTTGTATGGACGAAAAACTAGCAAAAGCACTTGAAGCAAGTAACTTGCTTGACACAATTAATCAGCAAAAAAAGATACTACAACAGCAATATGATGCTGGACTAATTCATTACGAAAATGGGTGCCAATTTACATCTAGTAAAGAACTAATTAGTTTTTGTCAAAGTTTAATATCATTAGAGCAAGATCAAATTGTTCTAATAGACGATAATGGACTTCCTTCTTTAATAGAAGATTTACCTGTGTTTACAAAAAATCTAGTAAACACATATGCAACAGCATCTAACAAATACTTCAATGAATATAACAAATTAAAAAAACAACGTTCAGTTGCAGGCATATTTAATGACTAAAGGTATTCTTGTTTTTGCACACAATAATGCTGAAATAGATTACGTAAAACAAGCGGCATTTCTTGCTGGTAGAGCAAAAGAATATCTTAACTTGCCAGTTAGTATTGTAACTGATAAAGAAAGTATTGGTGACAGATATAAAGATTGGTTTGATAAAATTATCATTAATGAAATACCAACAGCGTCAACTAAAAAGCAATATTACAATGGAGCAAAAACTCACAGTGTTTTAGAATTTAAAAATGACAATCGTTGCCTAGCATACGAGCTTAGTCCGTATGATGAAACACTAATGTTAGACAGTGACTATGTTATAGCAGATGATGTATTCAAAAATTGTTTTACTAGTACATACGATTTTTTATTATACAAAGACGCTATAGATATCGCCGGCAATAGAGATACTGGTGAATTTAGTACCATAAGCGAAACAAGTGTAGATTTTTATTGGGCAACTTGCGTGTTCTTTAGAAAGACAGAATTAAACAAACGCTTTTTTGATTTAATAAAACATATACAAGAATACTATACACACTACAGGAAAGTATATAATATTCAATCAACAACATATCGCAACGACTTTGCATTTAGTATTGCAATTCATATAATGAACGGATTTAAACAAGGCAACTTTGCAAAAAAAATGCCCGGTAGATTATTCTTTACAGCAGACAGAGATATATTACATTCTATAGACGGAGATAAGTTTATCTTTCTGCTACAATGTAAAGACTCGCTAGACAATTTTAGCCCTTGTCAAATTCAAGGCAACAGTGTGCATGTAATGAACAAGTATACTTTGGAGGATAATTTAAGTGCCTAATTTTATTCTTGTTGCCCAAAATACATTAGAAGTAGATTATGTAAAACAGGCGTGTGCTCTTGCTATGAGTATACATGCAACTACTCCAAACAGCAAAATTAGTATACTCACTGATGACAAAGTACCTGCAAAGTATAAAGGCTTGTTTGATCTCATAATCAAAATACCTTGGGGAGACTTAGCAAACAAGTATGATTGGAAAATACACAATAGATGGAAAACGTATTTTATTTCACCCTATGAAGATGCAATAGTGTTAGATACAGATATGCTTGTACTTGAAGATATTACATCTTGGTATGATTATTTACAACAGTATGACATGTTTCTAACATCAACAGTATTTGATTACAGAGGAAACAAAATTACAGATACGTTCTATAGAAAGAATTTTGCCAAGCACAACTTGCCCAACACTTATATGGGGTTACATTATTTTAAGAAAAGCGACTTTGCACTAGAGTTTTACACCTGGTTAGATACTATTACAAATAACTGGAAAGAATTTTACAAACTAGGTGGCGAAAAACAAATACAAAATTTTGCAAGTATGGACCTTACAGCGGCAATGACTGTAGATATACTTGATTGCAAATCAAAAGTTACTAATGAAAATGTATCAGTTCCTAGTTTTACACACATGAAAGCAAATATACAAGGGTGGAATGACCTTAGAGAAAGTTGGCAAACTAAAGTTGGCACATATTTTACTGATGATGCTGAACTGTACATAGGTAACTATAAACAATCTGGTATATTTCATTACACAGAAGATGACTTTTTAACAGATGATATTGTGCAAGTGCTAGAAAAAAGGGTAAATTTATGATTGTTTTAGAAACGCCCAAATACGAAATAGTATACAAAGTATATTTTGATAAGAATACAGGCAATATTTTGTCTATCTCAAATGTAGAACAAGATATAGAAAATTCCTTTGTAGCAGATATAGATGATATTAGACCGTATATCAATGGTGAAAAAAGTATTACAAGACACAAAGTAATCTATGACATAAAAACGTCAGCATATGTTATTGTAGACAAGTACAAAAAAATAGAATCAGATGTAAACGACAATGTTTATAAAATTGAACAGCAAAACAATGCACAAATTTTTGTGCAATATATAAAATCTACAAATAAATGGAAAATAACACTGTCGGACACAGCTAAAAAAGATTTATCGACAAAGAAAGAACTTATTAACCAAAGATTACAGTTTAGCATTACTCAAAAAAATAATCCTAATATCTTGTACGAATATTTTACAACAACTGTAGAACTGTTGTTAGACGAACCTATAATTATTGATAGCCAGAGTCAGTATGATTTTGACAATTTTAGTGTATATACTAATAGGAAGTTCCAAAAGTATTCGTGCGAGGTTGTAGATGGATAAAATTAAAATTATTGACCAGGACATTATCTTTTTGTCCTACGATGAACCCAATGCAGAAAAAAATTATGCTGATTTATGTAACAAATTACCATGGGCAAAACGTGTACACGGTGTAGATGGGTCAGATGCCGCACATAAAGCATGCGCAGATCTTAGTGAAACAGAATATTTTGTTACTGTTGATGGCGATAACATCATTGACACTGAATTCTTACAACAAGAAATTGATATTGAAAAATTAGGAGTCACACCTGACCACGTTTTTAGTTGGTGCGGCAATGTTCATGTAAATGGACTGATGTACGGCAATGGCGGACTAAAATTATGGACACGTAAATTTGTTCATAACATGAAAACACATGAAAACAGCGATTCTGATGATACCGCAGGCCTAGTGGAATTCTGTTTTGATGAAAAATATTACCAATTTAATGACAACTACAGTACAAGTTACACAAACGCTACCCCATTTCAGGCATGGAGAGCAGGTTTTCGTGAAGGTGTTAAAATGAGCCTAAATGAAGGGGCAAAACACGTTGACATACAAAACATTTGGTGGCAAAATTTAGACAGATTACGCATTTGGTGTAGCATTGGTGCCGATGTAGAAAATGGTAACTGGAGTATGTTAGGAGCAAGGATGGGTTGCTATATGACTATGTGTACAGATTGGGATTACACAAATGTACGTGACTTTAAATACCTAACTAGTTACTGGAAAGATGAAAAAGTTGCTGATTTAGATGTTAGCTCTGAACTATTTAGATATGGCAACCTTATACGATCAGAATTAAACTTAGAAATTGCTGATATAGACGCATTAGGAAGCAAGTTCTTTAAAAGTGTTTACCACAATACTCCAAGGATTATTAAAAAGAGATGAACACCGAATTAATTAGGATTAAGGAAATAATGCCGGGTGTTGAAAAAGAGACTTCACCTACTTTTTGTTTGGCTAAATGGCATCATGTAACAATCTATTTACAAACTGGCGAAACACATAGTTGTTATCATCCTGCTCCCCACAAGATTCCGTTAGAAGGCCTTGAACAAAATCCTAGTCAACTACATAATACTCCACAAAAGAAACAAGAACGACTTGCTATGCTTAACGGCCAAAAGCCAGCAGGCTGTCAGTACTGTTGGAATATTGAGTGTATGGGCAAAGACTATGTTAGTGACAGACATATAAAGACAACCAGCATTTATACACCAGAACGCATTGAAGAAATAAAAAATAATCCTTGGGATTACGATATAAATCCTGAATACATTGAAGTTAACTTTAGTAATGAATGTAATTTTAAATGCGGTTACTGTCATCCTAAATTTAGTAGTAGATACTACAGCGAAATAAAACAAAACGGACCATATAGTAATAGTACAGAACACCGTAATGATATTGACTGGTTTGAATTATATGAAGAAGATACTAACCCTTATGTAGACGCATGGTGGAAATGGTGGCCTGAAGTAAGCAAGACACTAAACATTTTGCGTGTAACTGGCGGCGAACCATTAATGCATAAAAGCACATGGCGGCTGTTTGACGAACTAGAGCAAAATCCTAAGCCACACCTTAATATTGAACTTAATAGTAACATGGGCGTTAAGCCTGCAATGGTATACAGGCTAGTAGAGCGTGTAAAAGATCTAAAAGAAAAAGGTTGCATCAATAGTTTTAAATTATACACAAGTATTGACACTTGGGGTAAACGTGCAGAATATACACGTACAGGTTTAGATGTTGAACTATGGGAACGTAACTTAGATTACTATCTTACAGCAACAGGTTGGCCTGTAACATTTATGGTTACATTTAATTTATTTGTAGTTACAAGTTTTAGTTCTTTGTTAGAAAAAATATTAGAATGGCGTACAAAGTATAACACTGACGCAAACGAAACACAATGGCAACGTGTAAGATTTGACACACCTTATCTTAAAGAGCCTTTGCAATTTGATATGAATATTTTGCCTAAGGATGAATTTTTACCTTACATGGAAAAACATCTAAAGTTTATAGAAGAAAATACAGATGATAAAGATAGAACAAAATTTAGTTCTCTTGAATTTGAAAGATTTAGACGTGTAATAGACTATATGAAAAATACTAATTATGATCAAGATAAAGTTATACACGGCATGCGTAACTTCTATTCTTGGTTTAGTGAGTATGATAAACGTAGAGGTACAAACTTAGTTGAAACTTTTCCTGAGTTAGAACATTTTTACAAGGACTGTAGCAATGTCTAAAAAATTAAACTTTGCATATCAATGGATTGGACCAAACGGACCAATAACTAATAACAGAATACCTACAATAGCAGATCTATCTTGGGCTTTAAATAGCGAACATCGCCCGCCACGAGACTTATTACAAGAACCTCATTTTCATACAAGGTTTGGCGATGATGCAAATATTGTAAGTTGCCATAAGATACCCAAAGGTAAGTTTTTATACGAACTTAATTTTTCACCCTATCATTATAGGAACTGGCGGAAACTGTTTAGTATTAATGACGGTCCATTTTCCAATCAAGCATTTACTCAAGAAGACATAGATTATCTACTTGCAAACAATGGTTATTTTTTAGTTACAATTTTATTTGAAGGATGGGCACACGATCAATTATTTGATGAAATGTCAAGGTTCTTTACACATTATAACATACCGTTAGACAGAGTAATTTATGTTACTAACTGTCATAATGTATCTGAGATATACAACAACTATTGTAATAAAAGAAATGTACAGACTAAACTTAATGTAGAACATTTTCCTACATTTAGATATGATAGAACAAATTTAGAAGAAGTAACAAAAAAATACGTTACAACAGAATACGTATGCGGTCCAAGAGAAAAAGACTTCTTATGTTTTCAAAGACGGTATAATGATCAACGACTTGCATTTTATATGGAAATGCATCGTAGTAATATGTTAGACAAGTTTTATATGAGCATGGATGCAACACAGCCAGAAAGTGGGCAATCATTTGAAAGCAACATAACACACCTAGCAAATAGAAGACCAGAACTTAAAATTACACAAGAAGAAACAGTAGCGGCAAAACACAGTTTACCACTTATATTAGATACAACTAATTTTAGTTCTTATCCTATGGAAGAAACACAATTCAGCACCGAACATTACTACCAAAATTCACTTATAAATATTATTCAAGAAACTTATTTTTACAGTCCAGAAATACACTTGACTGAAAAAACATTTAAGCCTATTGCATTTAAACAACCTTTTATAATGATAGGTGCAAAAGGTTCTTTAAGACATCTTAAAGATTTAGGGTTTAAAACATTTAGTGACTTTTGGGACGAATCTTATGATAACCAAGAAGATAGTAAAAGAATGATAACTATCTTTAAACTAATTAATGAAATATCTAATTGGTCACAAGAGCAAAAAATACAATTAACAAAAGATGTAAAATCTATTCTTGATTATAATTGCAATCATTTTGATACAATGAAGCATCAAGAACTAGAACATTTTAAGGAGCAATATGGAAACTAAAAAGAAAATATTAGTATGTGGAGCAGGCGGCTTCATAGGACATCATCTAGTTAACACACTAGTTGAACAAGGGCATTATGTAATAGGTGCAGATATAAAACAACCTGCTTTTGAACCTACAAACGCACAAGAATTTTTTCAAGTAGATTTACGTAACCCAGACTTTGTTGCTGGTTGTGTAAAATCTGATTTAGATGAAGTGTACCAACTTGCGGCAGATATGGGCGGAACAGGATATATTGGCATTGGCGATCATGATAGTGATATTATGCATAACAGTGCATTGATAAATTTAAATGTATTACACGAAGCAACTAAAAAGGGCATAAAGAAAATCCTTTATACAAGTAGTGCATGCATTTATCCTGAACGTAATCAGTTAGATCCTGACAATCCTTATTGTGAAGAGTCTAGTGCATATCCAGCAGAGCCTGATACAGAATACGGATGGGAAAAATTGTTTAGTGAAAGACTATATCTAACACACAAGAAAAACTATGACATTGATGCAAAGGTTGTAAGACTACACAATGTTTTTGGCCCACTTGGAAGTTGGGAAGATGGCAAAGAGAAAGCACCAGCGGCACTGTGTCGTAAAGTTGCTGAAAGCGATGGTACTGTAGATATATGGGGACCAGGAAATCAAACTAGAAGTTTCTTGTATATAGAAGAATGTATTACAGGCTTACAAAAAATTATGGCAAGTAATATTGATCAACCAGTGAACCTTGGTAGCGAAAGAATGATTTCTATCAATGACCTAGCACAACTTATAGGACAAATTGCCGGTAAGAATACTTTAGAAATTAACAATGTAGATGGTCCAATTGGCGTGATGGGTAGAACTAGTCATAACAATCTTATTGAAGAATTACTTGGATGGCGCCCTAGTGAAGATTTAGAGTATGGACTTAAACATACCTATGCATGGATAAAGGATAAAGTTGATGAGCGTACACAGTAAAACAGGCAAGAAATGGTCACATGACTTAGCATTCAGCGATGTAGAAGACCTAAGTACAGTAGATCTTGAAAGTAAAGAAGTTTTATACTACCATCATCCTTATGATTCATTGATGGAAGGTGTGCCTTTGTTAAATGCATTAAATGAACCAAATTGGAATCATATAAAGCGTTTTAAAGATGTTCACTTAGTACATGAAAACGATAGTGAAACATTTAGTATTGACTTTGCAGAAGATCTAAAAAATACTTTAGTTGAATACAGTTTAGGATTCGATGACATTCAAGTTATTGTAATGGACGAAAATCACAAACAATTTTTACAATCATACCTTGCAAAATATGGTAGAGATTGTAATATTGTAGTTGATAATTATTTGTTAAAAGAAGTTACTATACCAGAATCTCATGAAGCAGAAATAACACATAAATTTAGTAGTCTTAGCCGTAATTACAGAGACTGGCGAGCAATGCTATATGTAAAACTACTTGATAGCGGTGTTCTACAAGAACATTTCAAATACAGTTTCTTTAACATATGGCCATACCAAAATCCTCCAAAGGTTTTTAAAGCAAAACAAATAGTAGAAGATTTAGAAAAGCGTTCTGTATCAACAAGTAAAGAAGCATATCGTTGGCTTAAAGAGTGTCCACATGAATTAGATGCAAATACTAGTGTGTTAAACAAATGGTCAAATGTAACATATGACGCAATATTATCAGCAGATTTTCATATTGCTATTGAGACACATTTTGATCAAACGTATTATACTAATCAAAATACATATGATAGAAATTATGCACCTACAAGTATTACAGAAAAGACATATAAATCTGTAGCATGTAAGAAACCATTTATTGCATTTAGTACGCCCCGTATGCTTGTAGACTTTAGGGCATTGGGTTTTAAAACTTTTAATCCGTATATAGATGAATCGTATGATGTAGAGACAGACAACGAAAAACGGATAAATATGATTGTAGACGAAATTACTCGCATTTGCAATCTTCCTCCACAAGAGTATGCAGATGTACTAGAAGGTATAAAAGAAATTACCGAGTACAACTTTCGTAAACTTGTAGAGAAACAAAATGCATAATGAAATTTATCAACACTTTAATAGTTTAGATATTACACCAAGAAAAGTTAGTAGCGATCCTACAGACATTTATGTTGTAGATAACTTCTTACCGCAGAATATTTATGAAGCAATAGTTAAACAAATTGCTGATATTCCGGATGCAAATTATAACACATTTGAAAATGAATCTAGTAGTAGGACAGAATGCAGAAATCCTGTAAATGCACCACTATTAGAAACACTACAAAATACTCTTAATTCAAGTAAAACAATTAACTGGTTACAAGAACAAGTAGGGGTACCACATCTTGTGCCTGACCCGCATTTGCGTGGTGGAGGACTATGCAGAATAAAAAGCGGATCTAAGTTAGACTTGCATACAGACTTTAATTGGAATGACCAAATTAAACTAAACAGACAAGTAAATTTAATACTTTACTTAAACAACTGCTGGGACGAATCTTGGGGCGGAGATTTAGAATTCTGGGATAACGAAAAAACAAAATGTATGCATAGATTAGCACCTAAGCCTAATAGACTTGCATTTTGGAAATATGATACAGATCTTGTGCATGGGTTTCCTAACCAACTACAAACGCCTGATGATACGTCAAGGGATAATTTAATATTATTTTATTATACTAGCAACGGAACATGGGAAAAGGAACCACGCAGATCTCAATTTATGTGAGGTAGCATGGCAAACTTTCATCTTTATGCAAAACCATTTATAGACAAACTAACCTCTTCAGATTCCATTATAGTTGAAATAGGAAGTGAACGTGGCGAAGGTAGCACAGCATGGTTTGATACTATAGCACAACAACTTAACAAAGATTTTTACTCTGTAGATGTTACAAACTATGCATCGTCTACGTTAACGCATTTAAAAAATACTAATTTTATTGTTACTAGTGCAGGATCTAAATGGGCAAAAAACAACAGTAAAAAAATTAGTGTATTGTATCTTGACAATTACGATTGGATTAGTACTATGAATAGTATACGTCCTGTTGAACAGCAAATGATAGACGAGTACAATGATAGAGGTGTTGACATGACAAACTTTGATTGTCAGCGTGAACATTTAGAACAAATGATAAACTGTATGTCTTGTATGGATGAACAAAGTATTATAATTTGTGATGATACTCCATTTGATAAATCGTCAGGCGTGTACTTTGGTAAGAATGGACCAGTTATTCCTTATTTGGTTATACACGGCTACAAAATAGTACACAGTGGTAACAACGGTGTCATACTTACAAGAGGCATGGAATGAAGTTTCAATTTTCTAATAGTGATAGACTGAATTTAGATCATGTGCCTCAAATAAAAGAAGTACGGCCGTTTAAACAATTTATTTTAAGACACAAAACTACTGACGTAGGAGTTGCATTTGGAGATCCCGGAACAGAGTCACAGTGTATTTTTCCTATAGAAGTTTCTAAGTATGCCTTTCAATGGACAGGTGATGTACGAAATCCTGACTCCTTTAATACACTATTAAATATTCCTATAAAGGTAATACAGAGTGTACAACATGGAATATGCAGGATTGCAATTATTAGTATTGTGGAAGGCGATTCGTTTATTACAGCCCATTGGAATGCATTCAAAGCTCTACATCATGATATGGAACAAAGAAGTTTGCCAAATGGCAGTGTGGTAGTTGTAAGTGGTA